GAAAAAAAAAATGGCTAACACATACACATGGGATTTCCCAACATTAGACACAGCCCCTTCTGAAGATGGCTTGTCAGACGTAATCAAGACAATTCACTGGCGCATCACTGCTGTCAGTGACAGTGAAACAGACGCAGATGGCAATGCTATCTCCGCAAGTATCTATGGCACAGCATCCCCCGAACTAGACCCAGATAACTTCGTAGCATTTGACAGTGTGACAAAGGACTGGTGCAAGGAGAAGGTGTTGGCAAGCATGGGTCAAACAGAAGCTGAACTACAGGCAAACCTCGACAGTCAAATTGCGAACCTTGCTAATCCACCTATTGTACAAAAAGTACCTGCTGGTTGGTAAGCGATGGAAATGACCAGCTTGATAGACATGTTACTTGGCCTAGTGTTGGCTGGTGGTGCGTGGTGGGCTAATGGTATGAGCCAAGAACAGAAGCGCATCGAAATCTTGTTAAATAAAACAAGAGAAGACTATGCAACTCGCATGGAACTTCGTGATGACATGCGGCAAGTTATGGATGCTTTGCATCGTGTTGAAGATAAGTTAGACAAAGTGTTGAGTAGGGATTAAGTGAATGGCAATGTTTAAAGCATTTAAGCCTAGTGGCATGGAGAAGATAGCACGTTCTATGGGCTATCAAGGTAATATGCAAGGCTTTCAAGATTATTTAGCTAACAACCCTGCTCAACAGCAACAGATGGATTTGTATACCAATAAAGCTATGCAGATGGCTAAAGGTGGTATGGCACGTAAGAATTATGCAGTCGGTGGCACAGTAGCCACTACAGGTGTAACAGGTGTAACTGGTACACCTATTGCTACACAGCCTGCCCCTTCAACAACTGGTCAGCCCGGTGTAACAGACTTTACTGTACAGCAAATGTACGCACCCGGTGTACCAGTAGGTGGTGAAACTGTAGCTAAAGGCATTGGCTATGATGCATCACAGGATATTGCTGCAGGCACAGGTGCTTTAACAGGCACAGTTGCTACACCTACAGCTATGGCCTTAACAGCCCAAGCTGGTCAGCCTACAACAACGCAAGCAAATACAATGCAGGCTGCACAAGCTGCACCGGGTGTAGACAGTGCAATGAACGCTACACAAGCTGCACAGGCTAATCCTCAAGACCCTCGTGCGCAGATTACTGCAGCACAACAAACTGCCTCATCAGTGGGTAACTTGACTGCTGCACAAGGTAATGCTTCACTTATTAACAATCCTGTACAACGTCAAATACAATCAGGTGAGTTGATATCAGGTGTAGCTGACGCACAGGTAGCTTCACAGTTTACTGAGCAAATCCAAGCTGCCACAGCTACGCCTTCACAGCAAGCTACTGTACAAGGGCAACTACAAGACCTAATGATGGACTTCCAAGGTGGCGCAACTCCACCATGGGCATCTGGTGCAATGAGAGCAGCAGCACAAGCAATGGCGGCACGTGGTCTTGGTGCATCTAGTCTTGCAGGACAAGCGGCTATACAGGCCGCTATGGAAAGTGCATTGCCTATTGCACAGGCCGATGCTCAAACACAAGCACAGTTTGAAGGACAGAACTTATCTAACAGACAGCAACGTGCCATGCTCGCTGCACAACAACGTGCGCAGTTTATGGGTCAAGAGTTTGACCAAGCCTTCCAGTCACGTGTACAAAACTCTGCACGTATTGGTGACATAGCTAACATGAATTTCACTGCAGAACAGCAGGTACAGCTAGAGAACTCACGTGCTGTGAATACAATGAACCTGAACAACCTGTCTAACTCACAGGCAATGGTCATGGCTGAAGCGTCTGCATTGGCACAGCTAGATACAGCTAATCTAAGTAATCGCCAACAATCTGCAGTGCAGAACGCACAAAACTTTTTGTCTGTTGATATGGCTAACTTGTCTAACAGGCAGCAGACTGAACTGTTTAAAGCACAACAGCGTGTACAATCACTGTTTACAGATCAAGCTGCTACTAATGCTGCTGCCCAGTTTAATGCATCTAGCCAAAACCAAGTTGACCAGTTCTTTGCTAGCTTGGGTGCGCAAGTATCACAGTTTAATGCGACACAGCAAAATGCACAGTCACAGTTTAATGCAGGTCAGACGAATACAGTTGCACGTTTTAACGCTGAGTTGAACAATCAACGTGACCAGTTTAACGCACAGAACCAGCTTGTGATTGCGCAGGCTAATGCGCAGTGGCGCAGGCAAATTGCTACTGCAGATACTGCAGCAGTTAATCGTGCTAATGAATTGAACGCTAGTGCCATTTTAGACATTAGTAAAAATGCGTATGATAATCTGTGGAATTTTTATGGCGACACAATGGAGTGGGCATGGACCTCTGCAGAAAATCAAATTGATAGAAATAATGCTCTTGCCATTGCAAAACTAGACGCATCAACACGTAGTGCAATTGCAAATGAACAGTCTCAATCAGCCGCTGGTTCTGCTGTAGGTGGCCTTATTTCAACCATAGGTGCAATAGCTCTCGGTGGATTTCCTTGTTGGGTTGCTCGTGAGGTATATGGTGATAACGACATGCGTTGGTTCATATTCCGTACATGGCTACACCATAAGGCTCCTAGATGGTTTAATAAATTATACTTGACACATGGTGAAAAATACGCTAAGTTTATTAGTAATAAACCATTACTTAAATGGTGTACTAAACAGCTTATGAATTTAGTAGTGGAAAGTAAAAGGAAAAAGTTAAATGTCCAGACAGTTTAATCCTGTAGTTAATGCATACTATAATATGAGTGCAAAAGAAACTGAAATAAAAAAACCTAGACAGACTAGTGGGCTGCTTGCTCCTAAAAATGGTATGCCTATTAGTACAGATGAGGATTTATCGCAGCCTGTTACCCGTGTCAAAAAACATTTAAAAGCTATACGTGAACGTAGGGAGAATATAAATGGCTCTTGATTTTACACCTAATTTTGATGCGCCTATTCCGGGTCAGTCTTTAACTGCGGAATTAGGCTCTCGTCCGTGGCAATCAAAACCGCAATACGCAACCGTAGATGAAGCTATTAAATATTACATGGATAGATTAACATCCGATGAATTTATGGATCAAGTTTTAGATGTTCTTGAACTAGGTGTATCAGTAGTTGATATTGCAGACACTATACAAACATCTAGTGTAATGGAAGGATTACACACTGTGGACGTGGGTGTTCTAGTGTCCCCTGTCATTGCTGAAATGATTATGTTTATTGCAGATAGTGCTGATATAAAATATGTAACTGGTTTAGATAACCCTGAAAAAGATAAAGTAAGTCCAGCTAAAATATCTAAAATCATAAAAGAGTTGCGAGAAGAAATGGACGAAAAAGAAACTGAAGTTATGGATACTGAAGAAGAAGAAATGTCTATTAAAGAAGAGCCTAAAGGCTTAATGGCACGGAGATCGTAAATGGGGTTTGGTACAGGTGTAATAACAGGATTAGCTAGCGGCTTTGATAAAATGCTGCAGCTTGATTTAAAACAGAACATGGATAGATTATCTCGTGCTGAAACTTACGCTCTCACAAGAAGAGAGCAAAAGATTGCTGCTGCAGAAAAGAAAGGCGGCGAACTTAAAGATAATCTTAGAGAACTCGCTAGTCTGACAGGAAGCCACAGCAGAGCAGCCATGGCAGCTGAAGGTGTTGGCGGTACTGCTGATGCTATTGCAGAACTTGTTAACGATTTAAAAGAAAACCGTAAAAAACTAGGGTCTAAATTTGATGTCGGTAAGTTTATTGATTTTGCAGGTGAGGACACACTAAAAGACCCACGTACTCTTGTGGATAACTTTAATCGGTTTAGACCCGATGAAGATTTCTCTGTAAAGATTCCAGAAGCTATGACAAAAACCAAAGGTATTATGGGTGCTTTTGGTATGCGTTTAGGCAAAGACTTAAACGAACAGGTAGAAAGCACTATACCTTTAGGCGAAGAATATATGGCACCACGTGATACTTCGGCTATACCTGCAGCACAAATCAGATATGATGAAGGCTATGAAGCTATAGAGTTTGCTTCTAAGTATGACAAAAATAAAGACGAAGATTTTAAAAATACAGAAAACATATTAGCCTATGGTCAAAAGTTGATGCTTACAAATGAGCCTGGAAGTGCAGCGCATACTCAAGGTAAAACCTATTATGATATGGCTATGGATACGTTACAAAAGAAGAAACAAAAAGAAAATGCTGACAATGCAACCGCACTAACACCTAGTACTGGTATTAAGATTCTTAACCAAGTAAAGAACTCTATGTATGATGCTGAGTTTACACAAAGTGTTGGTGAACAACTTATGGCTAAACTATCTGGCACAGATTCATATAAGTCTTACTTTGCTGCGCAGCCATCTGTTCTTGATGAGATTGAAAAAACAACTGCAGCATATAATAACGATGAGACACTGAAGAATTTCTTACGTGTAGAGCAACGTGCATTTGCTACCAACACTCAAACATATCTTAATAAGTTCTCTCAGAGAAACGTCCCAGAAAATAAAGCATTTAGCTTTGATGCTAAAGGTGAGATCATCAGCACTAATCCTGCCGTTGAACCTAGTGCAACCACAGACGCACAAGGTAAACCTTTGTTTAAAGTAGGAGACATTAGCATGGTTAAGTATTATGATCCACAAAATAATACTTATGTAGGGGACACAGCAGCCGTATGGATGGGTAGTAACTGGACTTACTTGGAGTAGGTTGTAATGGTAAAAATACTCAACTATGCATCTCCTGAAATAGAAGAGCAGTATAAAGCACAAGAGGATGAAGACGGACCTGTTGTTGACACGGCTGAAGATACTCCTGTAGAAAAACCACAGCAGCAGCAACCTGCTGTTAAGGGGCCACGTATCCTGCGTAAAGCAGGCTCATCTGCCGTGGCTACACTTTCCCCACAAGAAACATTAACAGCCCCTGCTGCGCAACCTAGTGCGCCTACAGGACCGTCTGTGCCTACAGGTGTAACTGCAGAAGATATTGCTGCTGAAGAAGAGAAGCAGAAAGCAGAAGAACTAGAGGCTATAGACCCTACTATAGACTATGAAGCTGCTGATGCTGAAACGGATATGCCTACACCTGCAGACATGGCACGTGAGCAGATGCAAAAACTTGGGCTGGCTATACCTGATGTTAAGATAGACCTTAATACACGTGTAGGTAGAGCAAGAAAAGAAAATGCAGAAACGGCAAAGACTATTTCACGTGGTGCAGCAGAACAAGGTATGTCAGAGCATGAGTTTATTCGTGATGTAGTTGTACCAAGTATGCCGGATAAAGTAGATGCTAATGGGGATGCTGATGAAAATGGTAGCCCAAGCCTTATGAAAAAGATTATGCAGACACCAATTGCCGGGCCTGTATTTATGCGGGGACTTATCTTTGTTGGTGGAAAGATTAATGTAGGTACTGCAGCCTATAACGACTTTATAGATGATGCTGTTACGTCTCTTGCTGAAAACAATCCAGATACATACGAAGATGTTAGTAAGTTTGTGTTCGGCGGTAAGGTAAGTAAAGACACATTCGTAAAGAAACTTATGCGTGAGTCAGAAAATACTTTAACTATGCTTGAAGGTGTGCCTGCTTTGGGTACAGGTGCCAAGCTAGGTGGTGACTTCAAACAGGCAGCTAAACAGGTAGAAAAAGAAAGTCGTAAATTAAATATTCAAATGGCTAAAGCTATGTCTCAACAACAAGCAGATAAAAAAGCTGCCTTGGCTAAAGATGTTGCTGCACAAAACAAACAGATTACTACAGACTATATTAAAGAGTTTGAGCAGAAGATTGGCGCACGTAATAAAGACGATATTAACGAAGTTATTGACGAGGCCAAACTAATCTCTGTTGAAAAGAATGGTCAGCTTGTTATTGACGAAAAGAAAGCACGTGCTGTTGGTAAACAAAAGCTAGAAGACATTGATGGTGCGCCTATTAACTTACTCAACATGGCTGAAGGTGAAGATAAAGTATCAGACTTCTTAGACTTGGCTGGTGACACGCTTACTATTAATGTCATACGTCCTGAAAAGTTAGATGCCTTTACAGCTGCTGCTGCAGATATTATTGCAAAGAAACCTGAATTATACAATCCAAAGAAACGCTTGGTAGATAATCTGTTTGATATGTCTGTGAATCAAGAGGTTGTACAGACTGATGAACTGCTTGAGTTGCTTAATAAATATGACTTATCGTATGAAGACTATGCCACTATGGTACTTGGCTCTGCTAGTGATGCAGGTAGAGTGCTGCAGAAATTCTCACAACTATCTAAGCGCATCAAACCTAAAGGCGAAATAGATAACATACGTAATGCTGCACTGCTGGATAATCAGAATGGCATTATGAAGTTTGTCCGTAGAACTGAGAACATTCGCCGTGGACTGCTTGTATCTCAGATCGCTACTGCAGCACGTAACTTGTCATCAGCAGGTATTCGTGCGCCGTTAGAAGGACTACAAAACGTAATGGATACTGCTCTGTATAACATGGGGCAGGAAGGTATTGGTGCAGGTGCAAAGTCATTAGTATCTAAAGCGAACTGGAACGATAGTTTTAGACACATACGCTACATGACTAATCCTAAGAATATGAGTGAGGTAAAGGGCTATACTGACTTTATTCTTTCTCGCCCCGGCATGAGCCAGCAATTTGATATGATGTATAATCAGATTAACGAAGTACGTAGGGCAACAGGTGCAGGTTCCGGGGGTAAGTTAGACAAAGCATTAACCTTTATTGAGGATGGCGTAGACGTACTTAACACACCTAACCGTTGGCAGGAATATCTTGTAAGACGTGGTTCATTTTTAGCTGAACTAGAACGTCTGTCAAAGAATGAGTACGGTATTGACTTGATTGAAACAATCAATGCTGGAAAGTTAAATGATCTACTTAACGATGCACCAGATATTATTGGTGATAAGCGTCCTTTCAAGCAGCTTGTAGCTGATGCTACAGAAAAAGCACTTGACATTACTTATGCCAAGCAGCCAGACACTGAAGTATTCAGGAACATTACATCATTCATTACTAACAATGGTCTGACTGTTATCACACCGTTCCCTCGCTTTATGTTTAATAGCATGGAACTCTTTGGTAACTATGCTGGCGGGGCAGCAGCCCCTCTACTACGTAAAGCAACAGACGTAGTTACACGAAAAAGTAGAGGCCCACTAACCGCCAAAGAGCGTAAACAGCTATCACGTAATATGATAGGTGTCGGTGCTATACTGCCAGCGGCAATGATGTATCGTGGACAAGAAGACGCACCAACAGATTACAAGATGTTGCGTACTGATGATGATACATTAATGGATACAACACCACAGTCACCTATCTTGCGACAGGCTCTATGGATTGCTGAAGCTGCTAAACGATATGATGATGGTACACTATCTAACTGGTATGACCATAAGGATGCCAAAGAAACCTTCCTTGGTGTTAACGTGCGTACTGGTGCAGGTGATGCAGTCTTTAATGATATTGCAAAGATGATTGAAACTGCTGATGCACAGAGTGGTGAGACTATCGGCAGTACCTTTGGTACTATCTTTGGCGAGTACGCTGCTACTTATCTTACACCATTGAACCAAGTTATTGATGCACAGCGTGGTACAGGTGAACGTGGGTTAGAGTATAGAGATGTACGTCAAGAGCCTGTGCTTGGTGAAACTGGTGTTGAGACAGCCATTGAATCATTTAAACGTGAAGTAGCAGAACCTTTTGCTAGACGTGGGTATTCTACTTTGCTATCACCAGAAGAAGAAGAAAAGCTACCACTTACCGAAACGCTATTTCAAAAAGGTGAAACACGTGAACGTGTGATGCCGCTACTTAAAGTGTTCACTGGTATTGGCCTATCAAAAGAGTCCAGCGAGGCTGGTAAGTTCCTTGAGAAACTAGGCTTCCGTGATTATAAGATGCGTACTAAAACAATATCACCGGGCTTCCAAAGGTATGAAACTAAAGTGCTTCGTGAGTTGTTACCTACTATGGTAGACGTAGTAACAAGCCCGGACTTCATGCGTATCTATCGCACTGAAGCACGTAAACGTAGCGCAGAAGAGCGTAACAGAAAGTCTGATGATGCTTTTATTAAAGACGAACAGACAAGACGTATCACAGAAATACTAGCAGACTATAAAGCTGCTATTGACCCTGTAATCACAGGCTCTGAAGAAACTGGTATTGTAGACCCTAAGTCTGGCAATCCTATTGATGTAAGACTGCAAGGTTATCTTGAGGCACAGCAAAAGCTACGTAGAATGAAGCCTGCAGAAAGACGTGCCGCAAGAAACGCACTACCTAATCTGTTACAAGAAGTAGGTAGGGGTGATGAAAAACCTAGCTTTGCTAATGAAGATCACATTAGAATGATGCTAGAATATATCAAAGAAACTAAACTATAAAAAGAGGGGGCTTAATTGCCCCCTTCTTTCTCTGTCATTAGCGGTATAAGTATTAAGTATGATACCACTATTATTATTGCTGCTATCATTAGCGATTGTCTCCACTGCCGCCTAGCATACCCCTAGCTTTTCTGTCTGCAAGTTTTTCAATGTTGTCTTCCATAACTTTACCAAGGTTAACTCCTAACTCTTGTGCCAGTACAGCAATGTACCAACACACATCACCTAACTCCTTCGTAATCTCTGAACGTTTAGCTGGGTTATCGCCATCACGTATTAGCTTTTTAGCTTTGTTAGCAATCTCACCTGCTTCACCTGCCAGTCCTAACGTCAAGTACGCTAGGGCTGTTTCTTTTGGAAAGATTGCTGTGCTACAAGCTTTGTGTTGGTAGTCTGCTGCTGTAATGCTACTCATTTGTTTCTCCTTCATCCACTGTTTAACTTCCTGCTCTAGCTTGTTCATTCCGTTGTACCTTCTGTAGATTCACATGGTATGCTGTGTTCCAACCTCTATGCCACTCCCTTGCTTGCATTGTGTTTGAATCAATAGGACAAGTTACTTTACCCCTCTTAAATGCTTCCTGACCCCACTCAAACTGAATCCTAAGTGGTGCATCATACTTACTTAAACCATTACGCCGCATCCTGCATCTCCTTTATGTGGTAGTTGAATAATTTAATTGCCGCTAATTTGTCAATCTTAAACCACTCACCTCTACGCTCATCAGAAAAATGCTCAAAGATTTTGTGCATCTCTTTTTCTTTTGTGTGTCTATTCTCTGTTTTCATGGTAGCTACCACAATATAGTCACGAAACGGTGAAGATGTTTGATAGCCATTAAGCCTGTCATCAGACGATACCGCCTTACCTACCTTGACCCAATCCTTCCACGCATCATTCACAATGATGTAGACTTCACCTTCAGTAGTACGTTCAATCTGTTGGTGTGACCATGCGTCATCTAATGCTTTGTACCTACCGGGCTTATGTAACGGATGGCTTTTTGAAACTTCTTTTCCATTAACATACATTCGGCTTGCATCTCGTTTACTCCAACAAGACTTACAGACATACTTACCCTGAGATTGTCTAGCTGATGTCCAGTTACTTCCTATTACTAAATCCGTATTACAGTCAATACAATTTTTAGTTTTCAAAAAGTTAAACAACATCTTATTCTCCCTCTGGCTGCGCCTCTGAGGTTTCGTTTACAGAAGCTACCAGCATCTTGCTGAAAGCATCTTGCGCTACAGTAAGTTGATCTAGTTCAAACCTAGCCTGTGCAATCTTGTTGTTCAACGAAGCAACATGATTAACCATAGCCTTCTGGTTATCCTCTAGTTCTTCAAAGTTGTACTCTTTACCATCAATGGTAATCATTTGGTTCTCTTCATTCATTCTCTTTCTCCTTTTCTTTCTGTTTAAGTTTCTGCCATTCTTCGTAGCTAGGGTGACTACGTGGGGGGTTAAACTGTACCCAACCATCCCCACGCTTCCACACTAACTTACCACTAAGCTGCTGCGATGTCAACTATTTCACAGACACCAGCAGTACAGGCTAACTCACGCCCACCTGATGTAGTGTCTTCCTTTTCAAAGTCACTCAGCTTAGTCCAGTCAACCTTCTTAGGCATCTTCTTCTTGAACTCAGCGTACTGCTCAGCATCAATGTCTTGATATGGTGCTTGCTGGTATGTGTGTTCACTGAAGGGTAGGAAGCTGATGCCACTCACCTCATCAAAATGTTTGTACACCCAAGCACCCACATCCATCCACTCATTCTCTTTGACTGAGATAGTGACTGAAGGTTTGTGTTCACACCAATGACGCTGGTAGGTAAGCCACAGTTCAAGCTGTTCAATGGCAGTCATACCAGTACGTGTTACCGCACCGTTGGGTGACTTCATCGGGAAGCTAAACACTGTAGTGCTATCAGGCTTCATTACGTCAGGCTCCGCTGGGATACCTTCAGCAACCAAGAACTGTGTCAGTGGGTCTTTGTTATCGCCACGTACTGTACGAATGTAGTACGGGTTGTGACGTGCATGAATACCACTGGCTGCATCAGTAAGCTGCGACACAGTACCACTAGGCTTGACACAAGTGACAGCCGTAGACTGTGGAATTTTAAGCTGCTTAGACATAGCTTCGTTAACAATCACTGCCTCTGCACGTAAGATTTCAAGTGAAGTCTCTAGCTTACCACCAGAAGTAGCAGTCAAGGAATTATCCATGATGCCTGTCAGTGACACGCCAAGCAACCGTTCTTCTTCAGTATTCTTCTGCCAAATCTTACGCAGATACTTGAAGTTAGTTAGTGTAGCTTGGAATGTACCCAAGATTGTAGCCAATCTTACCTTCTCTTTTAGTGTAGCAAGAGTATCTGACTCACGTATTACTACCTCAGACAAGTTACAGAATTGATATGGACGCAAGATAATTTCACTGCAAGGGTTGCAGCCGAAGTCATGGTCAGTGTCACGTCTACCATTCTTAGCTGCCTGCTTCTTAGCAGACTGGCGATTGAAGATGCCACGCTCACCTGACTTACTGTCGTACAAAGACATCCACTCACGCATAAATGTACCCATCTCAGGCTTCTGCTTGTACGCTACAGAGTTATTAGCCAATGCACGTTGACCTTCATTCTCCCACCACTGACCGGACTTAGCATGTGCCATCTGGTCATCGTTGAGATTAGACAGACTGATGAGTGCGCTGCGGCGTACACCACCGACAACTACAACCTCACCAATCTTACACATGATGTCGTGACACTCAATTGGATACAGCCTACGTCCAGCAGCACCCTTGAACTTTTGAATACAGAACTCAAACAATTCAATAAGGGGCTGTGGACCTGATGCACGACCACCAAATGTTTTTAGCCGTGCGCCAGCAGGACGTACTTCGCTGACATCGAACTTAGGTATTTGTCCACTGTACAACATAGCAATTAATTCTTTCAGCGACTTAGCCCAACCCGGACGTGAATCACCTACCTTAATTACTGTGTCTGTATCGTGAAACTCTTCACTAACCATAGGTAGCTTCTCAATGCAGTGACGCTCAACGCTGAAGCCAACGCCAGTGCCACACATAAGAATGTACATAGACTCGTCAAAGGCACGAGGGCTATCTACAGGCACGTAGGAACAGTTGTATCCACCTACGTGGCAGCGATCTAGTGCTGGCCCAGCAGTCATCAATGCCCTCATAGAAGGCATGATAGACTGATTGAGTACAGCTTCTTCCAGTTCACCTCTTAGTGTGTCTGGTAGCTTATAGCCATTGTTAGTACGCAAATGGCTAGCCATATAATCAAAGTATCTAGTGACAGTTTCACCCCATGTCTCCCTTCGCTGTTCATCTTCTTTCCATCTTGCATAGCGGGAAAGTGCTATGAAGTTCTGGTAGTCTGTTGGTAATGTGTTGCTAATCATAAGTTGGTTACTCCGTTACTGTTCTAATGTTTTTGATAGTGGCACCTTCTATATCATAGAAGTATTCGTTAATGCCATCTTCTAATTCCTCACCTACTCTACCATCGGCAGGGATAGGGTATTCATCTTCGTCTACGTCAAGGGTAATGAACATCTTAACTCTTATCATGTGCCATTACCTCTTCAATCAACTTGTCCAGATACCACTGTGCTTTCTTTAAGTCCTCAAGTGGTTTGTCCTTGTAATCAAAACGCCATAGGTATTTCATAATGTTACCCTGCAGGTAGTACTTGAACCCGTCACCAGTTGCAGCAGAGATAGCGTGTATACATTCAATGCCTGTCTGGTTGTAGTGTGGTGGACTGTTGACCATATCAACAGCATCTTCCGCAGGCCACATCTGTTTACTATCGGACTGCGACATAGCCTGCTTCATAAACGCTTCATGTCTCATGCTGAACCTCCTGTCTTTGTGTTGAAGTGAAGATGTACTACATTACCATCGTATGTTTTTTCTACACCAGCTTCTTCCTCTAGTTCTACATCAATATCCATCTCTGTGTCAATAACTTTTGTTACATATTCATGTACAATATTACGAAATTCTTCTATCTCTTCCATGACAGGTACGGAAGAACACATCATCTTAGCAAGATGCATCACCTGATAATAGTCATCATCATCCATAGGATTATCTGGCATTGCCATAATAGATATGTCAACTTCACCTGACCACGTACCATCATCATTAGCGAATGGCCTAACACGTATAAGGAAGTCTTCTGTGTTTACTTCTTTGGATAGTTTCT